GAGGCAGAGACACAGTGTCAGCAGACAAACCAAGCCTTCTACGATACCGCTCACGAGGACCCATTCTGGGTTTGCGTGCGGCGTAGGTTGTGGGATACGCTTGGAAAGTTTGACTGGGACGAGTGTGCGAAGTTCTTTGCGTTTGGCCCGGGTGCTACCACTCGGCTCACCAGAAGCGAGAGCTTTGCGGCTTATAAATACTCTGGTACACCAGAGAGCACGTCAGGGAATGCTAGTCTTGCGACCTGCGCTATTCGTATGGTCCCACTCTGGAATCAGAGTGTGCAGTCTTCTGCAGAGGCAAAGGGTTTGACTGGGCTTGTCTCAGTTGTTCCCGGAAATAGCATCATTGCCGTTCCGAAGAATTATAAGACGGACCGAACGATCGCTAAAGAACCCTGTATGAATATATATATTCAGAAAGGTATCGGGCGGGCTATTAGGAACCGGCTTAACCGGGTTGGAGTCGATTTAAGTGACCAAACAAGGAACCAGCGTGCTGCCCGCGAGGGCAGTATAACTGGAGAGTTAGCTACCGTGGATCTCTCCATGGCAAGCGACACTTTATCCTATGAGGTTGTGAGTTGGCTTCTCCCTAACGATTGGTGGTATGCACTAGAGCAGTGTAGATCGCCGGTCGGGGTTCTTCCTTCAGGTACGATTGTAAAGTACCAGAAGTTCTCGTCGATGGGTAACGGTTACACATTTGAACTGGAGTCGCTCATTTTCTGGGCGATTTGTCAGCAAGTGTGTTGTCCGAATATCAACGAGACGGACTTGTCTGTGTGTGTATACGGGGACGACTTAATTGTCCCTTCGTGCCACTATGAATCGCTTGTCTTGCGCTTAGCTCAAGCTGGGTTCACACCCAACATGAAGAAAAGCTTTTCAAGCGGTCCTTACCGAGAGAGTTGTGGTAAACACTACTTTCAAGGTTCAGACATTACGCCATTCTACGTACGGAAGCCAGTGCTGGAATTAGACCGCCTGTTCCTAGCCCATAACAACGTTTATCGTTGGGGTCAACGGACAGGTGTCGAAGTTCTTCCTCTTCTCGAGCAATTGAGAAGATTAGCACCGGCCAAGTGGCGTACACCCAGACTACCGGATGGATACGGAGATGGAGCCTTTATCGGCCCCGTTGACGAACTCCAAATGGACTCACATCCTCACGGATGGGAGTACTGGCAGTGTAAAGCGCTAGCTCGGTCCTCGATCGAGCTGGAATGCGACCTACCAGATGGTCAGCTGATTGCCTCTTTAAAGGCGGCATCAGCACGAAAAGTCATAGTCGAGCCGACGGTTTTCCTCAACTTAAGGAAACCGCGTCCTAGGACGTGGTCTACTATAGAGGACAAACAGTTACAGCGTCTTAACGCTGAGCTGGAGCTGTCGGTTATCGATGAGACTATAAGTGGGCTTCCCGCGAGGGAAGGGCGATATAAGGAAATCAATATCCTTATACCACGGCATCCCCACACCCCGTAAGGGGTGTGTTTGGTAGATTTCTACCTGGGCGGAGTGGGTCTTCCACTCTACGGAATTAAGCTGCTCGGC